CACAGATCACGAAATTGAAATTATCAAAAAACAACTACAGCAATGGGTTAAACTCAACGAATTAGATCAGAGAATATTTAAATTATTTAGAAATACCATCAAGTACGGCGACCAAGTTTTTATCCGTGACCCAGAAACTTTTAAAATGTTCTGGGTTGATATGAGTAAAGTCAGTCGTGTAATAGTAAACGAAAGTGAAGGTAAACGGCCTGAACAATATATTATCCGTGATATCAATCCTAACTTTCAGAATCTCACAGTAGCAGCAAAAACCACAACTGATTTCATGGTTAATCCACCTACCGGCGGGTATATGGCCAGCACAGCTTATACTATGCCTAATCAAGCCTACGATAATCAAAGTAGATTTACCCGCGCAGTAAACGAAACTTGTATTGATGCCAAACATGTTATACATCTCAGCTTAAATGAAGGTTTGGATACATTCTGGCCATTTGGTCGTAGTATACTAGAAAACATTTTTAAAGTTTTCAAGCAGAAAGAACTGTTAGAAGATGCTATTTTAATATACCGTGTGCAAAGAGCGCCTGAGCGTAGGGTTTTCAAAATTGATGTAGGTAACATGCCCAGCCATATGGCAATGGCATTTGTTGAGCGTGTAAAAAATGAAATGCACCAACGCCGTATACCCACTTATAATGGCGGTGGACAAAGCATGATGGATAGTTCCTATAATCCACTTAGTATTGGCGAGGACTTTTTCTTTCCGATAGGTGCCGACGGCAGAGGTAGCAGTGTTGATATGCTGGAAGGCGGACAACAACTGGGCGAAATCGACGATTTAAAATATTTCAACAACAAAATGGCTCGTGGCCTACGAGTCCCTAGCAGCTATTTGCCCACTGGCCCTGATGACAGTGAGCGTCCACTAAGTGATGGGCGAGTAGGTACTGCATTGATTCAAGAATACCGATTCAATCAATATTGTGAAAGATTGCAGGCTTTATTATGTCAAAAATTAGATGAAGAATTTAAAATGTTTATGCGTTGGAGAGGATTTAATATTGATAGCAGTCTGTTTCAATTAACATTCAATCCACCTCAGAATTTTGCCAGCTATAGACAAAGTGAATTAGATGGTGTTAGAGTCAGTGTATTTCAAACAATGGAGCAGTATCCTTATATCAGCAAGAGATTTGCCTTAGAAAGATTTTTGGGTCTTAGCTTAGAAGAAATACAGAAAAACGAAGAAATGTGGCGAGAAGAGCGCAGTGAGCCTGAGTTACAAACCACAACTGGACAAGATCTGCGTAGTGTAGGTATTACGCCAGGAGGTTTAGAAACTGATTTAGAAATTGGTCAAGAAATGTCTAATCTACAGCCTGGCGAAATTGACCAAGGCCTAGGAGCACCAGGCGCACCTGCCGCAGGAGGTCCGCAAGTTATACAACCAGCAGCAGCTCCTGCTGTGGGCGGCGGAACTCCAGCTGGTGCTACTGCAGGAACACCATCTCCGATATAAATAATGTTATGATCTTAAACGAACTTTATAATCGTGTTCCTTCAGCATATCAGAATGTCAAAGATGACAACAGTCAACCTCGTTTAGGTGACCTAAGAAAATCTAAATTGACATTGAGTATGTTGCGTAAATTGCGTCGTGTTAACGATGTTAAAATGATCGAATACGCAGAAAAATTAAAGAATATAAGGCTGCAATATGCACCACCGGCGCAGCCTCCTATGTAATTTTGCTTAAATTCTTCAAAAAAACAGCCTAAAGTGCTGTTTTTTTTATGATTATTGTAAATATATCAGTATATTATTTCCATCACCCCAACCTAAGGAGTTACCAGGAATGAAAAATCGTTTTGAACAGTTGATCGAATATGTGATCAATGATGAAGAGCAAAAAGCTCGTGAATTATTTCATCAAATTGTAGTTGAAAAAAGTCGTGAGATCTATGAAGGTCTCATGAAAGAAGATGACGCCATGGGTCGTATGGATCGTTACGACGAAGAACTAGGCGGCGATCAGTCTGATGACCTAATTGACGATGTTGAAGTTGACGAAACTGGTCTAGCTGAAGGCGACGACGAAGAAGAAATAGAAAACATGGACATGGACATGGATGCAGACGAAGCTGAAGCCGAGGCCGACGAAACAGAAATGCAAGGCGATGTAGACAATCGTGTTGACGATCTTGAAGATCGCGTTATGGATCTCGAAGACGACATCGACGCATTATTGGCCAAATACATGGACGGTGACGAAATGGGCAGCGACATGACCAGTCAAGAAGTCGTCGATGACGAAATGGAAACCGAAGGCATGATGAAGATGCCAATGGAAGAAGCCGTTAATCTTAAGGCAGCACCAAAGCCTGTTACCAGTGAAGAAGGCAGTGTTAATAAGCATAGCACAGTAGCAGCTAACAGCGGTGCCCGTGGTGCAATGGCCCAACCAGTAAAAATGACTGGCGACACAGCACAAGGCAGACCAGCACCCACAACCAAAGATTTAATTGGCAGGGTGCAGAATACCCCAGCACAAGGATCAGTCAAGCAAGAAGCAGCTACTAAGCCACATCTTGCACAGGCCACTGGTGTTAACACTAAAACTCCATTTCCTAAGCAATAAGCAATGATCAAAAGTCCACGATATCTACAGGAGCATCTTAATTTTAATCAAGCTAAAATTCGCGTTTTAGCTGAAGATGCTCCAGACGGACAAGGCAAAACTCTGTTTATGGAAGGTATTTGTATTCAGGGCGGAGTTAAAAATGCTAACGAAAGAGTTTATCCTGTACATGAAATCAGTCATGCTGTTAATACCATTAACGAGCAATTGAAGACAGGATATTCTGTTTTGGGTGAAGTTGACCATCCAGAGGATCTCAAAATCAATTTGGATAGAGTCAGCCACAATATAGATAAAATGTGGATGGATGGTCCCTGTGGATATGGTAAATTAAGAATTTTGCCAACTCCAATGGGACAACTGGTGAAAACCATGTTAGACAGTGGGGTTAAATTAGGGGTCAGCAGTCGTGGAAGTGGCAATGTCGACGACCGCACAGGACATGTCAGTGACTTTGAGATCGTCACTGTAGATATTGTTGCTCAGCCCAGCGCACCAAATGCCTATCCTAAAGCCATATACGAAGGTCTTATGAATATGAAGTATGGCCATCGTGTATTGGAAATAGCAAAAGAAGCTGGTACTGACAATAAGGTAAAGAGATACTTGAAAGACGAGATCAATCGTTTAATCAAGGATCTCAAAATAAAGCAGGATTTACAATGACAATTGCTTATGTGTATAAATGGACCCACACTCCCACAATGAAGTGGTATATTGGTTCTCGCACAGCAAAAAATTGTCATCCCATGGATGGTTATGTATGCTCAAGTAAAATAGTTAAACCTATGATACTTGAAAATGTTGATGACTGGAAAAGAGAAGTAATAGCTATTGGAAGTGTTGAAGAAATGTTAATGTTAGAAACTACAATTCTTGAAACACTTGATGCGAAAAACGATCCGCAAAGTTATAATCAACATAACGGTGATGCACGATTCAAAAATAAGGGTGGAGTATCGTTAACAGAAACTCATAAAATGAATTTAAGTGCATCCTTAAAGGGTAGGGTAGCTTGGAATAAGGGTAAATTAATGACCGTGGAATATTGTCAAAAATTGAAAGCCGGTCATACTGGAAAGAAAAGACCTAAACAAAAACCAAGCTCCAACGAGTTAAGATCAAATGCTTTAAAAGGAAGAATTCCTTGGAACAAAGGTCTTAAATTAGGAACGCAAGTTTCTATAAATTGAAAGGGGAAAAGATATGCTAGATGCTATCAAACCGTTACTTGATAGCGGACTCATTAACGAAGATATCAGCCGAGAACTTAACGAAGCTTGGCAATCTAAGTTAAATGAAGCCCGCGAAACGCTGAAAGCCGAACTCCGCGAGGAATTCGCACAGCGTTATGAGCATGACAAATCAGTAATGGTGGAAGCTCTTGATCGTATGATCTCCGAAGGTCTACAACAGGAAATTCAACAATTGCAAGAGGAAAAGAAAGCAATTGCTGAAGACCGCGTTCGTTCACAGGCCAAACTTCGTGAAAATGCTACTAAGTTTAACAATTTCATGATTACAAAATTGGCCGAAGAACTCACAGAACTTCGTAAAGATCGTCAAATGCACACCGAAGGTATGCAAAAGTTGGAAAACTTTGTGGTGCATCAGTTAGCTCACGAAATCACAGAATTTGCTCAGGATAAACGCGATTTGGTTGAAACTAAAGTCCGTCTGGTCAGTGAAGCCAAAGACAAATTACAACAACTGAAACAGCGATTCATTGAAAAATCCGCAGCAAAAATGAACGAAACAATGAGTCAACATCTCAAGAGTGAACTCTCCCAACTCTACGAAGATATTAAAATTGCTCGCGAGAACAATTTTGGTCGTCGTATTTTTGAAGCTTATGCCGCAGAATTTGGCGCTACATACCTCAATGAACGCGCTGAAGTACGCAAATTAAACAGCATAATCGAATCCAAAAATCAACAGTTGGAAGAAGCCACCAAATCACACCAACAAATGAAAAAGTTAGTTGAAAGTAGAGAACAACAACTACGCATCCTGAAAGAGTCTAATACAAGAAATCAACTTATGGAGGATCTCTTGGCACCACTTAATCAGGAAAAACAGGAAATTATGCGTAACTTGTTAGAAAGCGTTCAGACACAAAGACTGAAATCCGCTTTCGAAAAATATTTACCGGCTGTATTGGCTGAACAGAAACGAGCAAAGACTATTATTGCTGAATCTGTTTCGTCAGTCACCGGTGATAAATCTGCCCAAAACAAAGAACAAACACAAAATGACAGCCGTTATAATGTGATTGAAATCAAACGTTTAGCAGGGCTTTAATTAAAAGGAGACAATATAATGTCAAAAGTTTTACTTGAAGATCGTTGGGACGAAACTAAAGAAGCCTTGCTTGAAGGTCTTAAAGGCAGTCGTCGCAATAGCATGGGTGTTATCCTTGAGAACACTCGTAAATACCTAAAAGAAAATGCCAGCAGCGGCTCAACCGCAGCAGGTAATATCGCTACACTGAATCGCGTGATTCTGCCAGTGATCCGTCGTGTGATGCCTACCGTTATTGCTAACGAATTAGTGGGCGTTCAACCTATGACGGGTCCAGTCGGTCAAATCCACACACTCCGTGTTCGTTATGCTAATACCATGACCGATAGCAGTGCTGCTAATACCAGCACTGTGGCCGGCGAAGAAGCACTTAGCCCATTTAAGATTGCTACAGCTTACTCATCCGCTAGCACAGTTACCGCTGGCGTTGTACAAGCTGGTCAGTCAATCTACGGTGGCGCTAATACAACTACACTGGAAGGTTCAGGCGGTCGTCAGATTTCCGTCCAGATCCTGAAACAGGCTGTTGAAGCTAAAACTCGTAAACTCCAGGCTCGCTGGACTTTTGAAGCCGCTCAAGACGCACAAGCCATGCACGGCATTGACGTCGAGGCTGAAATCATGGCCGCTCTTGCTCAAGAGATTACCGCTGAGATTGACCAGGAGATCCTCCTGAGCCTTCGCAGCCTTGCTAGCACAGAGTTTACTTATAACCAGGCCACAGTGTCCGGTACCGCTACATTCGTTGGCGACGAACATGCTGCTCTTGCTGTTCTTATCAACCGCATGGCAAACTTGATCGCCCAACGCACACGCCGCGGCGCTGGTAACTACGCAGTTGTTAGCTCTGCTGCACTTACAG